AACTATCTACAGCAGCCTTATGATAAGTGAGCACGAATGCATCTTCTAGATTTGTCATCCCTTTATTAATCGCAGTATTCAAAACTTCTCTAACAGCATTATCTTGGCCATCAAGTTCTGGATGGTTTTTGATCAATACTTGGATGTCATGTTCAACCGCTTGCTGGGCTTCTTGCATCTCTAGCTTATCTTCCAACTCCTGGATCCGACTATCTGTTGGATCCTTTGTGTCCTGTGTTTGAGCATTTTCATTAGGCTCATCAGTTTCCTGGAATAGAGCGTGGTCCTCACCAAGGTAATCCTTGAGAGTCTCCATAAGGTCATCATCCTTCTTTAGAGCATCAAACTTTTCCTGGGTTACAGTCAAAGCCTTCCGATCATCTGAAAGTTGTTGTGCCTTTTGGGTATTGGATCTCTGCCAATCGCTTCTGTTCTGGCTATCATCTATTGCTAGTCTGATATCCTCAAGCGAATAACTTTTTCCATCCACGTCTATTGAGGTTTCTACTGGTGGGTTTTCTGTTATAGGTTCAGTCAGTTGCTCAATCTCTTGAGTCTGGCCTTCTACGGTGGCTTCCTCACCGTTGGGTTCACTAGGGGCTTCTGTAGGCTCTGCTGCTACTTCTGCTTCTTCGACCACAAGCGAAGCTGCAACGTCTGCTTCAACTTCAGCACCATAGATCCCGCCTTCAATATTGTCACTCATGTTGTTTTCCTCCAACAAAAGTTAATTTTTCATTGTTCATTTGGTAGACAAAATCCACCATATTTACATACTATCCAAATTTATCTGATCATTTTCTTTTTTTACGATCTTGATCTCATATTATCTGGTAGTCTATCCATTAATGATGGATCTTTCTCAAACTTTCTCATAATCGCATCCTCATCGGTCCCCAGTGCTGCCATTTCTTCTGCTGCCATTGGTTCAGCATTACCTGTATCCTGTTGCTGTTGGTCCATTAAGGATCTCATAAGTCTTTCTTTTCCTGGTAGTTCTATGTTCTCCAGGATATACATCGGATCCGTAACAAGACCCATCTGCATAAGCTGCATGATTTTCTGTTCAATCCACTCTCTGTTCTCCGGTAACATTGATCCAGATCTGGCTCTAACTTCAAAGTCCATCCCTTGGAGCATAGCACCTATATATCTTCGTTCTTCCATACCCTTATCCGTTTCAACGCTTGTTAAATGTTCTTCTGTTCCAAGATTTACAATCATAGCTATCCACATACTGCCAAGAGTTTGAATTGCTTGGTCCACAGACCTTGCCTTGAAATCAATCTTGGTAGTGGAAGCCTGGCGATAGATCTGTGCCTGGACACCACTTGTTACATTAGCATCAGCTTTACCCTGGGTTGCCTTGTTAACCCCACTAATGGTTTCAAACATATCTCCTAGCAGCGAATAAAAATTGAATACATAACCTGGCATACCAGCTGGTTGCAGCATGGTCACTTGACCAGGTCCACGTTTCCGGATTACACTACCAGGTTTGTTATTTATTTGATCTACAACATCTGTCGTTTCATCAGCTAGCCACATGGGGTTGGCCATTAGGTGTGTATTGTCCATCATTTGACTGGCCAAGCGATCTAAAGATAAGTTTAGAGACTTCAATCTTTTTGGTTCTGGCTTACCCCAAAAGCTGTGTGCTGATCCACCATTCTTTAATGCTATAAAAGGGAATGGATTAGATACATGATTCTCTTTAGTTAAAAATGGATACCTGGTTGGACCATCATATAATAAAACACCATTGGCAATAGTTGTCTGCCGAATTAATCCGGGATATTTATCTATCTCCTGTGGTTCTTCTTCTGGATCATCAGCTTCAACATATTCCTTTGTATAATCCCTGGCGTAGCACTCAATTAATAGTGCTCTCTCTTCTAGATCCTCCATGGCCCTGGAAGAGTTTTCATAATAGTTTGTTTCTGAACCGGTGGTATCAGTGACCTGGACAACATCATCCCCACCTACTTGAGCATCATTGATCTTTAATGCTTCATACTTTTCAAGCTTTGATTCTGACTTTACATACTTACCATCATCGTACTTTTCCCGGATCTCCCATAATGGAGTTGGTGCTGCATAAATAACATACTCTGCATTCTCCAGCTTTGTTGCGGATGGATTCACAAAGAAAGCATAGGGATCTACAACATCAGCATCTGGCAAATCATCATCCTGGAAATGAACTTTTAAGATTCCATTACCATATACCAGGTAATCTAATAACCAATCCGGGACCAGATTCTGCATGTCCCTAATTACCCATAACTCATCTACTTGCTTTTGTAATATCTCTGCTGCTTTTGTAGATGTGTCATCTCCACCCACAGCAATTATATCAATTCGGGGTGGTCGGTTAGAAAGAATTGGGACCATTGTATCTATAGCACTAGCAATAAGATCTAGCGTAACCTGGTTCTTAAATGCTGGCATATTCATGTTGGTCCAGTGATCACCCATATATAACCGTTCAGCTTCACGCCAAACATTGGTTGTATTTTCCCTGGCTCGAAAACACATATCAAACATAGCTTCGATCTTCTTTATTACTTTTTCGTGCTTACGGCTTGGTTTATATGCATCTTCTGCTTTTTTATTCTTTGCCATTAGTTTGCCTCTATTTCAATTCCATTTAAACTTTGTTCCGTTACCTGATTAACGATAGTAATAAGTGCCTGTCTATAATCAAAAGATATGGCACCCAATGCTTCTATACGTTCTATTTCTCGGATTACATTACCTATTGCTGGGATCTCTTTCTCTTCCCATTCTCCAGTCTCTGGATTAAACCATTGCAGATTTATAGGTCTAATTATCATGCTCTGACTCCTGTATAATCCGTTTCTTCTGATAATAATTTATCTAATTCCTTCTGTAACCATGGCTTCTGTACTACCTTGGTTGGAGATCCTACATAATGTAAAAAATACCTCATTTGATCAGCATGGTGGTCCTCACCCTTTGTGTTTAGATCCTCCGGCCTTTTCTCATCGTGGACTAGGGTTGGGATTGTTCTTATAAAATTTGGACAGGTTGAAAATACTTTTAACTTTGGCGGCTGCTCTGCATAGTGATCTAGGTACTGACGGCATAGGTTCCAACCATTAACTCTTTCATTATTAGCTTTAAATAGATTGACTCCAGCACGATTTAAAATATCAGCAATGCTCATATTACTTGGTGCTACTACATCGCTCCTATTTGTGTTCTGTGGATTACGGATCCACATACTAGGATCTCCTACTGACATCATATATTCTTCTTGACCACTTAATTCTAATATCCTATCTATGTGGTGACTTAACTCTTGGCCAGCTTCGTAATGCTCACGATATAAGTAAACATTCCCGAAAAAGTCTACAGCCCACCAACCACAGGCAAATGGTGCTGCAAAACCATAGTCAATAGATCTATACCGGTACCACTCATATGGTATGTCGAAAGGCTCTACTACATGAATGTCATGCCGCCACTTTTGAAAGAACTGTCCAGAGAATACATCCCAATCTCCATCTAACCAGGCACGCCTTAATTCATCCGGTAATGCCTTCAAACTCTCAATATACTCCGGATCTTCACGCATAATAGTAGGGTTATCTGTTACCTTACTGGGTATAAAAATCCGTGATTTTCTGCTTTTCTTGTCAAAGTGTGTTTTGTTCTTGGCACTATCTACAAACCTGGCCTTCACCCAACCATGGCCAGGACCCCCGGGGTTTGTTGTCGCAAATACCTGGGACGAGATCCCTGGAATTGTACTTCTTGCTGATGAGATTAATCTTAAATAATCTAACTCATTAGGGATTAGAGTTAACTCTTCAATTGCAATTTTCTGGTACTCCTGGCCAAGATACTTTGTCCAGGCATCTTCATTACTCAAGTGACCGGTCCAGATCTTGGCTCCAGATGGAAATTCAAACTGGGCTGGATTTCCGGTTACCTTTACTCCCATATAACGGTACATATGCTTGGCACGATCTATCCAGTCCTTCAGATCATCGTAATTACGCCTGATTACTAAACCCCTGTATCTAGGACTCTTTATATAATCCGGCTCTACCATCCAGACTGTCATTGCTTCAGTCTTTCCTCCACCCCTGGATCCACCAAATAAAATCTCTGATTCCTTACGGGTTAATACTTTAGTCTGGGGACCCGGATGGGGCTGCCATATGACTCGCTCTTCCATTACCGTTTACTCTTAAAAAACTCTACTAGTAGTTTAATGTCTGATTTAATTTCTGCCATAGACTCCTTCAAATCAGTCATTGCCTTAGCGTTGTCTTCGTGTCTTTTACCAAATTCATTCTTTACCTCATACAAACTAAACACCAAAAATCTGTATAGTGCATAA